GCGAGTTTTGAAAGATATTTCAGCCTAGCAGTATCACGCATATTCTTGCCGGTACCAATGTCAGGAACTCTTAAAGGATCAAGGTTCTTAACGTAGAGGTTGAGATAGATAAATCCACTTTGAACGGGATTACGATTTAGTCCCAAGGTATTGATTACGACATCTTCAAGTTTTGAATTTTCCTTTCGATCGCCTTTACATAATTCTCCTGTAGGTTTCTTAGAATCAGAGAATAATTCGGAACCTTTCAAGTACAAATAAAGTATATCAACAGCTTCGCTACTTGTAATCATTTTTCAGTTTATCTATTGCTGTCCTCAGCATTTCTTCCACTATGAGAGATGATCCGGAAATCACATCTTTTCCTTTAGATTCAACCTTAGTCGCATAATCCATCCCAGCCACCGCTAATAAGGCATAACCTTCGGAGTATTGTGATTTCATTTCACTTATCAGTCTTTTGGCCTGGTTCTTCCCCTCGGCGGTCCCATTACTAGCATAATTACTGGCCATAATTTTACCGCGGTAGATGACAGCGAAAGCAATTGAGCTTCTTAGGTTACCTGTAACGTCATTGAATCCACCCTCACTGGCGCGCTTTCCCCTTGCCAACCTCACGAACTCTTTGCCCGCCTTACTAAGCTCCTTCACCACTGCGCGATGAAACTTCATTTTCTCAATTTCGAGGTATTCGCGGACTTGCTTAGGCGTAAATCGTGCTCTCATATTAAATCCATATTCTACAATGGGTTTGATACTCAAAAGGCATAATCACTGACCCAGTCAACACAACCTTATCGCCTTTCAAGATCTCAACCTCCACTCCCTTTTTCAAACTGTCAGGCATCTTATCAAGGAAGATCTCATAACTATAGACGAAATCCTGACCTTCATAATTCGGAACCGTTCGACCAGCTGTATTGACGTCGGCCCTGCAGCTTATTGTGATGGGCGTCTCCGTTACCTCTCCTTCAATCCAATCTCCATTTTCATCACGACCACCACCGACAACTGATACTTCCTTGTACCGAATAAAATGAGCCCGTTTCTTTACCATTTCCTGATTCGCTTAATAGTTGGAGTCAATTCGGCCAAAGCTGCCTTATCCGAATACTTACGCGCTAAAAAAAGAAGCCTTTGTTTTATACCCTCAACGTTTCGACCCTCGGACCATGCCCCTTCCCCTTGGGAAGTGACTGGCAAAAGGGATTGAAGACACGGGATTGCACACTTTTCCAGCTCAGCAAGATCACCCGTATATTCGTCGTCACCGTTTATCTTTGAGGCCAATAAGTACAGCTGGGCGGTGCTTTCATCTACCGACCCAACTTGCACTACATTCAAAAAGGCTTCTTTTTTTGTCATCGTTACACCGTTTCAGTTTGGAGGATCACCACGTTTTTCACTTGAGAGTGCCCAGGAATACCGATAAACTCAGCTGCTGTATACTCTGTCATCGGACGACGTTGGAACCATTGCATAATCTGAACTCCCATGATACTGCCGTATTGGTAAACTGAAGGCTGTCCCATTAGAACTTCATTATTGAAAGCACTATGAACCAAACCAAGATTACCTGCAGGAATAAATACAGCGTTGTCCACCGCCCATGAGTTGACCAAAGATTTAACGCCGTCTTTTGCAACCGGAGTAACAGCCTCCACGATCTCGAAGTATGGCAAACGCAATTGGCGCATCATCTTGTTTACTGATTCCTCAGTAGTCAAAAAGTCCACGCTAACGTCGTTTGAAAGCTTCATGATTTGCTTCAAACCTGCTTTGATCTCGTCGTTATCGAGAATGCGATCAAACAAAGTGTCGTGTACCAAGATCTTTTCAAGGAACTTACCTTTGTCTCGGAACTCCTTGTTAGTTTTCTTGATTTCGGTTAAAATCTTTGCTGTTGGATCACTCCATTTCTTAGCAACCTTGCGAATGTTCGCCGCTGGAATACCAAGATTCAAAGTCCACTTTACACCATTGGGGTTATTATTGGTATCGAGGATAATTGTACCAGTTGATACCGCTTGCAATGCCATTCCGTTGATACGACGTAAAACGGAGCTCGCAACCTTCTCCGCTTTCTCATAGATCTTATCTAGGATAGCATTGAACGTTGTTTGATCGTTGACATTTACCAACGCCTGCAATTGGATTAAATCCCGATACTCTTTTGCGGTCATATCGATAGCGATGGCAATAGTCGGCATTTCCCCTTGTAGTTTACCAAGGGCATCTTTCCCCATCAAAGGGATTTCGGAGCCGTCATGGATTACTGCAGCCATTTCCTCGATAGTTTCGTCACTGAAAATAGTGGCGAAATCCAAGGAGACTTGCTTTGGTGCAAAAGCAAAGTATTTTGTGAACCACAATGGCGTTTTCAACTCCGCTTTCACTCGCTCGAGGATCACATCTAAGGGCACTTGCAATTGTGCCAGGAACCCATCTAATTTTTCTTGTTCTGCCATTTTCTATTAATAAGATTGTGAGCGGATAACACGAGGCATTTTAGCTCCTAGAACAGGGCCAATACCGGTGGTACGGCGTTCGTAAACAGTGCCCGACTGTAATAGAGTTACTTCGTTATCTCCGTCGTGTACTTTGAATTCTAAGTAGTTTAATGCAACAAATTCGTTGGTTGCATCTTCCACGATCACATCACCCACCTTTTGAGCGGTACCGATTGTCGCATCTACAGTCACCAAATCGAAATTGGCATCCGTCTTATCGAAAGAGGCAATTGTTTTACCTCCGAACTTTCCACCGACCGCGAATAAACTACCTTTAGCAACTTTATAAGCCGTTGCCGAGGCTGTGGCATTCTCAACCACTCGAGCCGTTTTAACGACTTTAGCTGATCGATTCGCCTCATCAAATTGGATGACAGTAGCACGCCCGATAGTGTCTCCAACGGAAACATTTGATTTGTCCAAGGTAAAACCACCTTGTACGGAGCGAGTAGCGTCATCAATTTGGAAAACAGGGATACTTCCCCCGTAAACAGTTGACGTAATTGATTTCATTTCTAACTTTCTTTTGCGGTTTCTTTCGTCCCCTTCCAACCATCAATTTTCGATTGTACTTCTTTGGAAACTTTATCAGATGAAGCGGAACCAGCAGGTTTTCCAGTAGAATTATTATTGGCCTCCTGAACTGAAATAGTCTTGTTGAACTCGACTAAATCATTCAAACTATCCTCAAACTCTTCTTCTGATTTTGGGAGCCATTTATCGCGAAGTTTATCATTTTTGATACCCTTGTCGGATACGGCTTTAGCCCATTTTTGAGCTAATGTTTCTTGCTGCTTTTCAGATTTCAATGTTGTGATTTCTTGTCGCATCTCCTGGAGCAACTTCAACATTTCATTTCCTTCACCTGGATTTTCCTTTTTATCTGGTTGCGTTGAGTCGCCCCCTTTTTCTGCTTTGGCTTTTGCTACGGCCGTATTAACTCGGTTGTCAATATCTCCCTGAAAAGCTTTCAGCAAATTTTCGACCCCACCAATGGCGGTTTCAATTTGATCTTCCTCCGTTACGGTTGCAGCTAAATAATCGGCCACCCCCGAAAAGGCTTTCTCCCCAAACCCTAGGTTTTTATACTTAGTTTTTAAGGCTGACAATATCTTTTCTTTCATATGAAAATTATGTGATTATAACATATTTACATACAAAAGAACTGTATTCAATTTCTATTGAGTAGGAATATAGTTCTTATCTTATTGATAATTGGGGATTATCAAATACGAATGGAGATAAAGATTTTATCGAACAATCAGTCCGTCCGATTTTCTGTATTTGTATTCTATTTTAGGTTCTTTCAATTTGATGATTAAGTTTTTATCATCATCAGTAATCTCAATCCCTTTCTCGCCCAAATAACCGTAACCATTGATCATATTTTGCCAAAGAGGAGCCGTTAAATCTTTCGGGCGTTTTGTAGGAAAACATTTTACTATAATATTCCCCGATTCATTGTAAAGGACTATCATTCTGTTCTCCTCAAAATAATATGCTGTGATTGATTTCATTAAAAAATCTTGAGGTATTTCTGTATTTTGCAAAAGCGGAGCGCCTGTATCTTTATAAAAACTCAAAAACCAAGTACCATTATAGCAATAGAATGTTTTATAAGATAAATTCATGTAGGAAATAAACTTGTAATCTAAATTTGAAACATCAATGCCGACATTAACAAGTTTATCATTGTATGGGTAAACAATGGAGTAAAATGCAGGCATGGGGCTTCCTGTTGGCCCAATCGGATTTAACTTCTCTAAAAACATCAAAGAAGCAATATCACTAGGTTTTGCTGTACCATCGACTGTAAATCCAAGTTGACCAATCTTATTTATGAACTTAGAATCAATTTTAAAACTTGTTGTTGAGAACAATCTTCCAGAATCATCAATATATGCAATAAAAACATCAGTACCTCTTAAAGCTGCAATTGTTTTGTATTTAAAATTTAGTGTACTCCCTTCTGCAAAGTGCTGATATTTCACCAAGTCTGGAATTAATGACACGTATTTATCTCGAATATCTGTACCTGTTTTAACTTCTTGAATTGGTTTTTCAGTCTCACCAGAAACATCACTCTTACTACAGCCGGTAACAGCCAAGGAAGCAGCTAATATAAATGGAAAAAATCTTTTCATAA